AGCGGTGCCGACCAGTGCCAGCGAGCCGTGGGCCGGAGCGACCGATTGGTTGGCGGTACGTGCGGTAACCGGAGCAGGGCCGACCAGTGCCAGCGAACCGTGGCCCGGAGCGACCGATTGGTTGGCGGTCCGTGCAGTAACCGGAGCAGGGCCGACCAGCGCTATCGACCCGTGACCTGGAGCGACCGATTGGTTGGCGGTTAGGTCACTGGGGAGTTCCCCCAGTGCCGATTCGCCGAGCGCGCTAAACCCCAGTGACATGGTGGTCTACCTCTAGCTGGCGGACACTATGCCAAGCGCATCTATCGTAACGGTGAGCGAATTTGTCGAAGTCGTCAACGGCACGTCTGCAGGGGTTGCGTCACCCAGGAAATAACCGACGACAGGATTGACCTTGCCGTTGAGCGTTCCGACCGCATAGATCAGACCATACCGCCATGCAGGGATGCCAGTTCCGTCCGCTGTCCACGCTGGATTGGCGCATGTGAATTTGACGACACCGGCGGTTTGCGTGAGTGCTACGCTGCCGAGTGCCGCACCGCCCGCCGAGTATGCGGTTTGACCCGCGGTAGCGATTTCGTGTGAGGACATATCTCCCCACACTTCATCGGTGGTCGGCGCCGGGGTCCATGCGTTGGTGACGAGGGCGATCTTGAAACTGTTGGAAGGATTGAGCAGGTCGGTGGCACTGACCATGTTCAACTTTGCGTTATTGGGGAACACCCATGCACCTGATGCCATTTTACTTCTCCTATGCTGTCATCCCGACATGAAGGTTATTTACTCGCGCAACCGTATCACGATTGGCCCATACTTGCAAGCCTCCGGCGTTCCTCCATCTGCTTTTTGAGCATCAACGGCGCGAACTTGCTGCGTTCATCGTCATCGGCCTTGGCCATCACGCGAGTCGCCTGATCGAACGTGAGCTTCTTGAACGAATTAACCGCCTGGTCCTTCCGGGCGGAAACGGTCACCAGTTGCATTTCGTGCGGCGTCATCAGCCCGTCGGACTTGGCTTGCTGGAACAGTTCCATCGCTTTGTCCTTCTCGCCCTTGCGGAGCGCCAGGAAGATTTGATCGCGTGCATCTTTCTTGGCTTGATCGACTTGAGTGCGTGTTCCTTGCGGCAGACGTTCCGCGCCGTACTCGCCCATCAGCTTCTCAGCAGGGGTGCGGTTCATTGCGGAGGGAGCAGGCATAACCCCGACCAGCGGCGCCGCGATAGATGCCGCAGAACCTTCACGTGCCACTTCTTTCTGCGCACCTTTGACCCAGAACGGAACGAACGCTTTGGCGGTGTACCCCGCCGTCTGCATAAGCTGAGTCAAGAGTCCGTCATCTTCGCTGCGGATCTCGGTGCCGTAATAATCGCGGTTCGCCACCACGTCGCCGATGAGCGACAGGATCGGATGCGCCTTATGGCTCAACGTGGTCAACGGCGCTTGAGTATACGCATAGACATCCTTGGCGTAGGTAGGCAGCATGAATCGTTCAGGCCGCCCCGCTTCGTCTACATTGCCGGTACGGAACGCAAGCAAGTCTTTCCAGTCATCGGGCGCTTCGCCGGTGAACATGGCGGTCAGTGCGGCGTTGGCAATGCTCGTCACCATCAGCATCGAGAGTGTGTAGGCCGCACGGTCGGAGATGGCAGGCGGCTTCTTGCCAGTCGCCAACGCCTTTGCGTACTCGGCTAAGTCCTTGAAGCCGCCACCGACCTCCAGGATCGTACCGCCCGTCCAACCTGGTGCGCGGATGAGCATCTGCCCGAGGTTCTTGGCGACGTTGTGAACGAACAAACGGTCATAGACCACCTGGCCGAGCCGCGAATCCACGCGGTTCCATATTTGCTGGGCGCTGTTGCGCAGTTCGTCGTGCGTTGCGTTCGGGTTATCGTTCATCCATTTCTTGTACATCTCGCCGAACACACCGAGCTTCTGGCGCGGAACGAGCATTTCAAGGATGGGACGCGCCGATTGCTCGACCACGGCAGAAATGGAGTGCGCGGCGGCCGCGATGGGTTTACCGTTCGCCCACGAATCGAGCATCTTCTTGGTCGAGTTGGTGCGGAACCGCTGGTCCATGCCGATCTTGAATCCGGCCATCTGCACGCCTTCGAGAATATGCGCCATCTCCGAACCTTCCGGCGCCATCTTGGAGTCCATGATTGCCTGCATGATCTTGTTGCCGAGCTTCGGATTGTTGTACCACGCCATCGGCGCTTCACCCAGGTACTTCGCCGCGCCCTTCCAGTCCCCCGCCGTCGCAGCTTTGACCCCGATGGAAGCATGGGAAATGATCGCTTCCAAGCTGGTGAATCCTGCATGGAACGCCGAGAACGCGCCGAGCTGGAACTGGTTGAGCGTATTGGCCGCACCCATGTACGCGGTGAACATCTTGCCGACGTACTTGTTATGGTACAGCGACTGACTTAAGTAGTTATTCACCACTTGCGCCACGTCATCGCGCGCCACGTAACGGAACGACTCGGGCACAGTGAGTGGGCCAGCGGCGGCGGTGCGCTTGACCTCGCGCCACGCCTCGTCATGATCAATTCCCTGGCCGATCAACCGTTTCGCCAGTGCGTCCTCGGTGATCGGTGTGCGGCGGGTAATCGTGCTGTAGCGCCCGTTCACGTCGGTCATTCCGGCAGGGACTTTCTCGCCGGCGCGAAGTAACACGACCGAGCCGTCCTTCGCCGCTTCCGCCGACTTGAGAACCGTGTGCGCCATGATGTACTTCTGCATCTCGTGCATACTCAGCGCCACAACATCCATGGGGTTATCGGAGATCGGCTCGTACCCCGCGTCGAGGCCGGCCTGGATGTCCTCGAATACCCGCTGCTTGTCGAACGTCTTGCCGCCTTCGAGCGGACGCTTGGCAATCTTGGCGAATATCTGTTTCTGCACTTCCTCGGGGATCTTCGACTTCCACATGTGGGCGAAGTAATCCTGCCTGAGATGCTCCAGCGCCCCGGTATCGAGCGCGTTGACTTGGGCGGCCAGATCAGACCACATCTTGCGCATCACATCGGCGACGGCACGTTTGTCGGGGTTCGCATCGAAGTAGGATTTGTCGGCAGAATCCATCGTTTGCATGAACTTGTAGTTTTCTTCCTTCGGTGCGCCGACGAACAGACGATCGGCTTTATCTGTGATGCCCTTCTGAACCCAGTCGCGCAACTTGCCGGCCACGGTGGTTGCCTGTTCGTTATCCTTCACTGCAGCATTGAGTTCGTTTAGCGTCCGTTGCTTGAACAACTCGTTGCGCCCCATCGCCTCGTTGATGACCCGGCCAATCTCACGAGCACTGGCGCTGCGGTACTGAGGGCCGGCCACACGCTTCAGCCCGTCCAGTCCTTCGGCAACCCCGCGCATGGCGTCGGTTGTCTTGAGCGACTCGGTAGCCTTGCGGATACGGTCGAGCGCAACGTCGGTACTGCGGCTGAACATCTGCGGTCCGAACGCCCTGTCGAACTCGGCAGGCGACATGTTGACGAGTTTGGCGGTACTCGCCGCTTCGCGCCCAGCGTAGGTATCGCCGTAACCGGGTTCGCCGGAGAACACACCGTCAGGTAGTTTAGCGAGTTGCTGTTTGTCGAACTCCAACCGCTCGTACTCTCCGTGCGACAGGTTCAGTTCCTTCGATACGTCATGATGGATCGCATCGTGCGCATCCCAGATATACAGCGCCCCATCGGATGGATCGCGCAAGCCACGCATGTTGTCCGCTTTGGAGCGTGCGAGCAGGTTAGCCGCCTGTTCGCGGGTGGGGTCTTTGATGATGGTGTAGCCGTCGGCTTTGATGGTGCTGGACTTGAGGATGCTCGGATTGGTGCGGTCGAACGCACCAGTGTTGCCGGTGGCGGATTTAATCTGGGTGGGGTCGAATGTCGCGATCACGTGCGACACCTTCCATGGCCCGACGGTAGATACCGACCCGTCCGCCATATTTGTAAAAACTATCCCGTCCGATTTTTCCTTCTTTGCATCCTTTATCGCATCGGATAAAAACCCTTCTTCGTATGCTCCACCGCTCATATCCCATACCGACGGGTCTTTGAGCCGCAGATATACGGGGAGGGTGTTAGCTCCTTTATAGAACGTCTGATCTACGGTCTTTCCGTCCGTTGTCGTATGTAAATAACCGGAGAAATCGTCGGCCACCTTAGCTTTTGTTGTGAAGAAAGTCACCCCTTTCGCGTCGCCTGCGAGGGTGGCTGATCCACCTTTCGTCCTGTCAAACGTGTCGAAGTCGGCGGTCGTACCATGATAAACCACCAATGGCCGCCCATCCTTATCCACCACTTTGCTGTCACCGAACCAACGCCAGAAGTTGCGCGTGCCTTCCTCGCTCCAATGAATCGGTTTGCCGTTGCTGTTCTGTGCTGGCCGGTCAACACCGTCCACCCGTATCGTTTCGCGGGTCGCTTTCATCGGGGTCTTCGCTTCTTCCGAACCCTCGAACGGGGAGCGGGACCGCACTGCGGGGGCACCCACCTCGCGTTCCGCCACCCGGCCCGAGCGCATCGCGGTATGCGCCATGTACAGCAAGTCGTTCACACTGAGCGGTGCCTTCCATCCAATCGCACGAAGCGCGTTGCGCATCCAGCCGGCGACCCGTTTGACGATACCCATCTCGGGGTTCGCTTCGACCAGCAGGGCCAGGGCTTCCTCGTGGATGTCGGGCACTCCCTTCGGCACGGCAGCGTATGCCTCCTTCACCGCGGCGTTGCCCGTCTGCTTCATGTTGTCGAGCTGACGCAGGATGTCCTTGAACTCGGGCGAGGTACGGCCCAATTGGTACGCATGAACCGCCACCTCGTGCTTGACCAGACCCTTGAGGTCGCCGTCCGCAGCGAGGTGGTCGGCAATGAAGTAAGTCGTGCCGTCCTCCGGATTGAAGAACGCCTTGTCGCTCGGCTTGGCCCGTTCGCCCAGTATGGTGCTGGCCTGGTCGGCGGTGATCGCATGCGCCGCACCGTTGTCCAGCAGCTTGCGCATCTCTGGCACTTGGGCGGCAAGGGCGGTGCGCAGCGACTCGGGGGTATGGGGGTTGGCCGGTGCGCGGGTGACGGTAATGTCGGTGGAGCGGAGCGGCGCATCGCCACCATAAAACCGCTGCTTGTCGGTCAACGCCTGCGCTTTGGTCAGTGCGTCCATGATCTGTGCGTTCGTGGCGCCATCGGGCACGCGCACCGGTTCGTCCGTTTCCAGGTCGTGGATCGGTTCGTCGCCGATGTGGATCTGGCCGTCGCGCACCGTCACGGGTTCGGTATTGAGCGCACCGCCTTTGGCTTTGAGGCCGACGGTGAGGGGGCGTTCGGTTGGGGCGGGTGCGGCGGCAGGCTTCGGCTTACCCTTCAACTCCCCCGCCATCCCGATCAGTGCGTCACGTAACCCAGGGTCGGTAAACTTCATCGCGGCACGGGCAAACTCGCGGCTGTCCCCGGCGCCGGTACGCAACGCATCGCGCACCTTGTCGGCGAGGCCGGGAACGGTTTGGTCGAGTACGTTGGACCGTGCGATGAGCGCTTCGGCGTGGGTACGGAGGGGGTTGGCTGGTGGCGGAGTCGGTTCGACCTTGCGCGCAATCAGATGTGCAGCGTAGTCGTGCGCAGTCTTCCCCAAGACGTAATCGCCTACATAGTAATTGGTCTTCTTGCCGCCTTCTGCCACCCGCTTCGCATGGGCGGCCTGTTCGCCGTTTTCGGCACGGTTGAACTGCGTGCGCGACATATCCTTGATGGCGTTGACCTGTTCGGTGTTTGGCTTGTTGCCGTCATCGACCAACTTCCGCACAGCGTCCTTGAGCGCCATTTCTTTGCCGTCGAGCCGAATGCGACCATTGAGCGTAGCGACAATTTTACCCCGTTGCATCGCCGTTAGGTCATCGCCGAAACCGTTTATGCTCGCATCAGCGGTCTTCTTGGCTTCGGTCGCCACACGTTCGGCTTCACGTTCGGCATCCCGGTTGGCGCGGCGCGCATCATCGGCCCGTTCTTCGTCGGCGCGCTTCTTCGCTTCTTCGAGCGTAGGGAGAAGCGAATCGCCGCCTATCGTGCGCTGCCCGGCTTCACGCTTGGCTTTGTTCTCGGCAGTCTCGACGGCCCAATGCGACGAGACAACACCGTCCCGCTGCGTTTTCGTTTGATATAGCCGTGTTCCGTTGTGATCGACTTCGGTTGGCTCGTTGCGGAGTGTGGGCGCTGGTTCACGCTCCGCAACGGTCGGTTTGACTACCGGCACGGGGGCTTTGTCAGGTGGTGGGGTCGGTTCGGTCGGCACCTTCCCATCGACTACCGGGCGGAACGGGCCGTCGTCGCGGATCGGCATGATGAACTGACGGACGCGGTGATCGGGTGATTCGGCGAAGATACTGCTGGTGCTGTCCGGGCGCTTGCTCATGACGAACTTGTCGTACCCCATCGCACGGAACAGATCGGCCATATCGGCGACGTAACTGGCTAGCAATGGGGTCTTCGTACCGTCGATCTCAATATACATCGACGCGCCGAACCTCTTGTACCTATCAGTGTAACGTCCGGCCTTGTCCACACCTCGCGCATAGTTGCCCAGTGCGGCGGCGTCCATCTCGACCGGTCGTCCGACGTACTGGTCGGGAATGAGGCGTTGCCAATCAGGGAACTTACCGTCGATCCATTTCCCATCGTGACCGAGCACGGTAAGCCCTGCTTTAGCTTGCGCGTCGTTCATGACAGGCAACCCATCCAGCGGCGCGTCATCGATGACCGCAGCGCGATGCCCGTCCGTGGCGACGAGGCGCTTGTCCGCTTCCTCGACATGGATACCGTTGATGTAATGCCGGATATCCTTGTCACCGGCGATAGCGGTCAATGCCTTGCGCACCGCCTCAAAACCTTTGGCTTTCTTCACGTTCCGGGGAATGTCCCGCGGGCGGATGTCGCTGAGTCCGTCGATGTCGAGTCGTGCGGCGTTGCCGGTCGGGACTTTCGCATCGAGCTTGCCTTCGAGGAACGCTTTGGCCGCTTCACGGTACGAAACCTCTGACTGCCGATTCGCCGCCTCGGAGATTTCTTTCGCTTCCGCATCGCCCGACAGGTTATGACTGATGCGGCCCGGCTTATCGAATACCCCCGCCTGAAACGCGGTTAGGATGTGTTTCGCTTCGTCCGATACCCCACCCGCCTCGCCTTGGCGAATCTGGTTGTCCTTGATACCCAGCGCATGACGCTCATCTGCCGACGCTTCGAGCGAACCGGCTTTAATCGCCGCCACAAGTTGCGCCTCATTTTTGGGATATGGTCCGAATTTCTCAGCAAACTTCGGACCGAGATCTGACATGACCATCGCCCGTGCTTTTTCGGTCGTCGCCTTAACGGTGCCATCGAGCAACTTGCCGGCACCCGCCGCGTCATTTAAAACAGCATTATCGTATTTGTCGCGCACCATCTCTGCCGTAAACGGCGAACCGTCAGGCGCTTTCATCTTGGCGGTATTGGCGAGACGGGCAATGTCATTAAATTTCTGTTCGATTTCGGGGGGTAACGCAACGGTGGGTTTGACCGGCGTGACCGGGACGCTCTCAGGCTCACCCTTACCCATCCACCCCTTCACCGCCTCGAACGTCCCGCCCACCGTCTTGGGCAACGTGACGCCCGACCGTTTCTCAAACTCGGCGCGCATTGCCGGGTGATCTTTCGGATGCAGGAGAAGCGACAGATCGCCAGGGTTCTTGGCATCAAACGCTTTGTTGAACTTGGCTTGCGCGTTGGGATGGATCGAGTCGAACGCCGGGGCTGGTGCAGGGGTCTTGCGCTCGGGACGGGTCGTGCCGTCCATCTTAAGGGGGCTGGTTGGCGCTACACCAGCTCTACGGTCAATTTCTGTTTGCGCCGCAACCTTGTCGGCGCCATTGCTTGATTGCAGATGCGCTTTTAGCGCTTTATCGCCCATCCCCGACGCGGGGTATCCGCCTATTTTGCTTTCTGCTTCGGGAGTGCCGGCGCTTGGTTCAGCATCCAGCTTCGCCTGAGCCGCAACGCGCTTATCGAACTCAGCGTCGGTCTCGCGCGCTTTGAACGAATTGCCGGAAGGGCTATGCAGCACTGCAATGGTCTTGCTGCCCGTGTTATTGCCGCTGCCTCCCCAACGTGAACGAGTTACAATTTGCGCCTGATCCTTCGAGATGGCGTCTTCAATATCGGCGTCTTCCGCTTTAGTTGCGGGCTTGATCGTAGTTCCGTCGTCCGACACCCGTTCATACGAACCGTCCATGGCACGGCGGAAAATACCAGGCATTCCTGGCACAGTGATGTGCGGGGTAAGCAAACCGTGACCGCTTCCACTCACGACTTCGGGATGATCTTTGAGCCATTTGTGGACGCCCTCGGCAGTCTCAGCTACGCGAGGTTTAGGCTTGGCGACGGGGGCGGGGGGTTCAGCATCCAGCTTCGCCGCGTCTCTGTCCACCTGACGAGCGGTTGACTCTGCTTTAGCTCGCGCCCTAAATTTAGCATCCGTCACACCGCCCTCATGTGGCAATTCACTGAGGCGACCGCTCTTGACCAAAGCAGGTGACGCCATATGCGCAACGTCCACGTCGAGGTCTAAGGCACCCGTGCTTTTTTGGATATTGTGTAAATTCAGCAGTTCCGCGTCGAGCGGATGCTCCGCAAAATCAAAGTTGGTTTCGGGATGTTTCCATAGCGGTTCGCCAGATGCTAGGTGTTCCTCCGCAAGCTTCGCCTGAGCCTGCTCGACCAACTGCTGGCGCAACGGGCTATCTGGCGTCTCCGCCAGCATTTGCTGCGCCTTCTCCAACGTGCGGCTGCTCGATTCGATGCTCATATCACTACTCCCTATGGTGTCGGGTTTGACGGAAGCGTCAGTTTGTTCCGGTTTGACGGACGTGTCAACAGCCAGCGCCTCGATCTTGGCGCGCGCGGCGTTACGCTTCGACATCGGCAACGTGTGGGTATCCACGGTGCGCTGGAGTTCGGCTATCTCTGCCGCAACGTGAGGTGGCGTATCAGGGGTAACAGCAGGATGAACCGGCACTGGGGGCGCCATGGCGGCTGCTGCGGCCAATGGGCCAGCAGGGGCACGTTGTGGGACTGCTGAGGGCGGTTCGGCCACGGGGGGCATGACGTTCGATTCAGCAGATGACATTTGATTCTGCGCAGATTCGACTGGTGCCGTCTCAGGCAGGGGTTGCTGCGCCACTTCCAGGTCAGACGGGGTGCGGTCAATCTCGACTTGCCGCCGCATCGCTACGCCACGCGCCTCCTGTTCCGCCGCGAATTCTTCTGGCGTTTGCGTTGTATTGCCGCCCACGGTTGGCGCGGCCTCGGGCACTGGCTCGGGCGGCGCGGCCTCGGGCACTGGCTCGGGCGGCGCGGCCTCGGGCACTGGCTCGGGCGGCTTGAGCATATCCAGCGTCATCGGCTGCTTCTGAGCGATAGCGTCCGTGGCGTATGTGTGGTATGCGTCCGCCGCATCGGGGTCAACCTTGCGGATCGCGCTCACGACTTGCTGCGCGGCCAGGGTGCGGGATTTGTCGGGTACGGATGGATCGCCCATCGCCGATGCGATAGCCTTGGACTGGCCGACGACACGCATGGCGCCGTGTAGCGCGAACGGCAGGAATGCGGCGCCCCCGGCCAGCGTCTCGGCTGCGCTATCCTGTATCGCTTGCAGGGGGGTGGCTTGCGAACCGATACCCTGCTCGCGGTTGATCTGTGCTTGTGCCGCCGCGCCCCCGGCACCGACGATCTGGTTAGCCGCTATCATCTCGGCGCCGCCCTTGGCGAACTCGGGCAATAGAGTCTTGCCAGTCACGTTGGCTGCCGCTTCGAGTGGTGTAGTGGCGGACTTGCCCAGTGCACTGACGAGTTTGCCGCCGACTCGGCCCACGCCCCCACCAACCGCACCAAACACGCCCATTCCTGCGGCGGCTGCGTTGGAACTGGAGTCAGCGTAGGCGCGGGCTTTCGCGTCAGCGTTGGGATCGCCCTTGTCGGTCAATTCGGTCAGGGCTTGGTGATAAGTATCGTGCCAGCTTTCAAGTTTGGCTTGTCCTGCACTGCCCAGCGCGCCGCCGACTACCGCACCGCCGACCGCACCAATCGCATTGCCGACGCCTGGAACGACGCTGCCCAGCGCACCACCGACCGCGCCGCCCGTTTCGGCGCCCACAGTTGAAGCGGCAAGCAGGGGGATCGCGCCACCGATCGTGCGCATGGCGAAGCCCGCGCCACGAGTCAGGGCGTTGTGTCCCTCGGATGGCGCGTTCTGATCGACATCCTTCAACCCTTCGTTGCCGTAGGATTCCATCGACTTGCCGATGTTCGCCATCACGCCGGGTTCGGATCGATCCCGCTCGGAGGGTGCTTGAAGCGTTGCACCTGCCGCGCGCACACCGCCATAAAATGCACCTTTCGCTTGGTTGGCTAGGTATGCGCCGGCGCCTTGAGGTTTGGCCTTCGGAACGAGGTCGTCAAACGCGCCGGGGGGTTGCGCACCACCGGGAATTAGATCGTCAAAAGCGCCCATGTTTATCCTTAAATTGGTGGCAGCCCTGCAGCAGCAAGCCGTTTATTTACGGCATCTTTTGGTGCGCCCGCTTTGACTGCGGCGAGTGCGCTTTCGCGGGTAGGCGCGGACGCCCCACCCTCAGACTGATAGGGGATATACGCGCCAGATACCGAATCGTGTGACCCTATAAATTTCGGGTTTCCGGCATCGTCTCGGCCCATCACCGCAGTAAAGGTGCGTCCGATGCGATTGGCCAGCGCCTCACGAGCTTGCGCGACTTTTGCGGGGTCTTTGCTTGTGGAGATAATATCTTTCAGGTCCATGATCTGCTGCTGTTGCTGAACCTTCTGCTCTTGCTCCTGCTGTTGCGCACCGTATAGCTTGGTCTGCGCCCCCAGAGCGCTGGTGTGCGCCGCATTGAGCGGCGAACCGATTTCCATCTTCTTGCCGAGAACGCCATACTCGCCCGATTGCTGGCCAACGGCAAGTTGGTTCGCACCTTGCATTCCGATACCCGCAAGTTGCGTGGCATGACCCTCTTGCTCATTGAGGCCGCGCAGGGCCAGCTTGTATGCCCCGATATTGTTGTACTCGCCGTTGTTCACATCGGTCTTGAGCGCGTTAAGGACGCCGAGCCGGGTGCTCAAGGGGTCAGGCGTCTGCGCTTGTTGCGCTTGTTGCCCTTGGCGCGCGTTACTGGCGTAGGTATTTGCGTTACGCTCCTGCATCGCTTGATTGTACGCTGCGGTATCTGCGGGGTTCTGTGCGACAGGCTGTGACGGCGAACCTACGGCTTGGGTAGCGCCGGTTGAATTGTTCCTAATATAGCCTGTGCCTAATTGCGGTACGCCCTTCCCATCAATTGCCGCGTTCGGGCCGCCACTCGCCATATCGGCTTGCCATTGTGCGTTACCCATAGCTCCTCCTGCCGCAACGGTCGCGGGGGTTGCCCGGTCAACTGACATTGGGGTCGATGTCGCAGGCGGGGGGGTTGCTGCGGATGGCACTGGCGCGACTGCCCCCGCCTGCGGGGGGGTTGCTGTGGATGGCGCTTGAGTCACCGTATCGATTGGCGCGTATACCCGGTTTGGCGATATTCTCGCGCCCAGCGATTTCACCGCTCCCGTGAGCCCGATTTTATTTGACGCAGCGAGAACCATGTCATCCAATGGATCGGTCGCCGGTTTAGCTCCGTAATTCGCCATGTCAGTTCCTCTTTATGGGCTTGTTGCGTTAATTACCATTCCACTCGCTATGTTCAACGCCGAAGCGCCCAAACTGCCGTATGCCCCGGCCAGCGATACCCCGACATGCTCCGCCGCTGCGGTATTTTGGATCAGTTGGTTGCCCCGAGCAATGGCAACCTGCGCCCGAAGATTAACCGCCTGTTCGGCCAACGCCACATTATCACGATTGACCGCGATCTGCATCTCCGCATTATGGGTGTTAACTGACTGCTCTGCCACATACACTCGCGTCTCGGCATCGAATAGCGTAACTTGCTCACGCAGGTACGCTTGGGCGTTCTCCAGGTCAAGTTTGTACCGGTCCATATCCAACCGGTTCTTTTCCAGTTCAAGCTTGCGTGACTCGATCTGCGCTCCAAGTTTTACCTGTTCGATCTGCGCCAAGTTCTTGCTGGCCTCAACCTGCGTACCGAAGGTCCGAACCTGAGTTTCATAGATTCCGAGCTCCAGCGTTTTCCCGCGAATCTCGGATTCATACATGCCGAACTCCGCAGTTTTTGCACCCACCTCCGCGACGTAGGTTTCCACCCCCAGTTTCGCGGCTTGCAGTTCCAGCATTTGGATGTCGGCCAGAATTCGAGCACCTTCGAGCTGCGTCCGGTATACATCTTCGAGAACCTTCACGCCCTCCAACTGGGCGGTATAGACGGCGACCAGATTTCGCTGCACATCAGCCTCAACTCGAAGCCCCTCAAGTTGCGATTTCCACGCTTCCAGGTTGGCCAATGCCGCGCGCAATTGGGTTTCAAACACCTGCGCCTCAACTTTCAACCGTTCGAGGTAATAGTTCGCCTTCGCCACACGGGCGTTGTAGAGCGCGATGTCCAGCTCCACCATGGCCCGCGCCACGTTCAGGGCGCGCTCCATCATCGAGCCAAAGTAGCCCATCAAAACCTGTTCGAGTTCCCGCACCTGTTCAATAGTGAACCGGCGATTTTCAACATACATGTCGCCGCGCTTGATCATAATGTCGCGGGATAGGTCGCTAATCTTCTCCAATGAAGCAGAACGGGCCGCTTCTATCTGGGCGAACAACGCACCGGGCGGAAGCATGAAGTTCCTGGCGGCGGCTTGACGCGACACGTCAGCGACCGCTGCGGCGGCGGATTGCAGTTCGCGCCCCCGCGCTCTATCCCATAACGCCAGTTCGTCCGCCGTCTCGATACCGTACCCGCCAGCCATGTCCTGCATCAGCTTCAACTTCAGCGCATCAAGTAGGGCGCTCTGATATTGCTGTTCGGTGAACTGGAACACTTGCGTGGGTAACGTGATGTCCGCCACGGGGAGGGAGCTGGCGAACGTCGGGATATTAACCTGCGGTGCGGCGGGGATGACTAGCGTCTGAAACGCCGGGACTGCGGGGAGGGAAAGAACCGGCGCACTGGGGATCACGGGCGCGTTAAACACAGGGATACCTGACGGCGCGTTTGGTAACAAAGAACTTGGCGCGTTTGGCAAACTGATGTTTGGCGCCACGATGCTAAATGTCGGGACAGGCGCGAACACGGGTTGCGTGACCGGCGCAATAGCTGCGAGGGTTACGCCAGGCGCCTGCGTTTTGCTGATATTAAGCGATAACACACTGCTCGCCGACCCGCTCAAGGGCGAGGTTATGAGGGGCGGCGTGTAGTCGAGGTACTGCGTAGCTACCCGATCTGATCCTCGTAGGTTGTCATATGCAACTAACGCCGCATTTTTCATCGCCTCCTGCGAGGTCGTAGCGAAGGCGATACCTTTATCTATGAGCTGGTCTGGAGTGATTGACATTCTAAATTCTCCTGCTGGTCGGCACTGCCGTAATACTTATCGAGTCAATCCCAAAATCCCCGCCATCATTCTTTACTCCGAACTGCCAATACTTCCCACGCAACCCTTTACCCACTATCGCCCGACGCGCCTTGATTACCGCGACATTGTACGGATCAACCGGATAACTCGCGGTTTCGTTCTCGTCTGTAGTCACGGAGAATGATAGTGCATTTTCGGATCGCATTCCGACATAGATACTCACCACCCGCTTCTGTTGCTCAGAGCTTAACGTCAATTCCCCGGTCAGAATGCTGGAGAGTATTGGCGCCGCACCATCGAGGTCGCCCGTTTCGATCTGGTACAAACCCCCAGGACCCGCAGCTAGATACATCCCGTTGAACTCGGCGAATGAGTTGTAGGGGTACTGCTCGTAAGTCACGGTCGAATTGGTGATCGTGTTGACAACGAGCGTGGCGATCTGCGCTGTCGGTATCTCGGCGCGGAACGCGCCACCAAGACGCGACATCGTCATTACCAGGTTGCCGGAAATCTGTGAGTAAGCTGCCGCGCTAATCTGCAACGCGGGCAGTGCCGCCTGCAATGGGGCGTTCGACCCGACCGCGCCGACATACGCACCAACCAGCGGCGGGACTTGAATTTGCAGGTTGCACAACAAGGTGCTGACCGCCGTCCCTGCGTACTGCAACTTTGGCAGGGATAGATTTGATACGGCATTCCTGCTCACGTTGGCACTGAGCGCGCACGATACGTGGGGCAATTCAGCAGTCAGGGCGGCAAGTTGTACGGCTTGCGCCGAGAACACCCCAAGGACGGGCGGAACGCTCATCGTCAGGCCGAACACCCCGCCGGTGAAATCCCCCGTCGCGCGCGGCATTCTCATTCCTACTGCGCCCGCCCGACCGTTCACTCCGACAATGCCACTTTGAAGCGCGGGCAGGGACATCTCGATTACGGTCGGGGGTTCCATACTCAGAGCGCAGGTCAGGGCCGGTAAGGTCATCGCCAAGTCGTACACGCCGCCGGTCATCTGTATCTCAGACATCGGCAGGGCCATCGCCAAAGGTGCGACTCTTCCAGGTAGGGCGGTTAACGCTAACTGTGGCAGGGGAACGATTATATTTAACGACACGGAAGATGCCATCCATAATACCGGGAGATCGATACTAATCTCTGCGACGGGGCATACTGCTACCTGCGCGGCCACGGTCAATTGTGGCAATACCACAGACACCCCTGCGACGGGATATACCGTTATCTGCGCGTCAACTGTTAATTGTGGCAGGTCCACTATTTACGTCGCGGGCATTGTGACTGAACCAGACGTCACAGTGACGATCCCGCCCGAAGTGATGGTTAGCGTAGACAAATTCACTTCCGCGCCCGATGTACCGACAGTGCAGTATATCGAGCTTGTGGTGCCGTCCCATATTCTCGCATAGCCCGCAGTACCTGTTGCAACGGCGGTATCGGAGCTTATCGGTATACCCGATATGTTCTGAATCCCGCTGCCCGCTGAACCGGCGGTCCATGCCAGGGTACCTGTCCACGAGACGAGTTTAGTCCCGGTTGGTGACGTGTCCCCTGTGGCTGGGATCGTGCCCGAATAAATATCCATATACAGCATCGCCGCAGGGACTGCCGCCATGGCGTCACGTAGCGTTCCACTTAATTTCGGCATAATGGTTGCTCCTTACTGTTGCGGCATGGTGATGGCTGCGGTCGGGATGATGAACGGTGCAGAGATGGTCACAGTCAGCGCACCGATAACCATGTCCGCGCCGCTCGTTGCAATCGTGCCGTCGATGCGCGGGAAAACCGTGCTTGCCGCAGTTCCGGGCTCGCTGGCTTGGCGGATTCGGAACCAACCGGCGGTGCCGCTAGCCACGCCGACACCGGACCACGTATCTGAAGTTTTGGAAATTGTGCCCGTCGCAGCCGTACCCCAACGCAGCCCGTTCACTGCCGTAACGCCGCTGGCCATATTGCCGTATGAGGCGGTGATCGTAGTCAGGGTTGAACTGACCGCCCATGTGTTCGGGAACGCACCCAGACCGTTGACCGCCGTGATGGTTACCACCGCACCCGTGGCGCTCGCCACGAACAACTGGTTTTGTGGATTCGTGTTAATTTGCAGGGCCACCGCAGTAGCGGTCGTCGCCAAGTCAGTAATGAAATTGACCGCTGTGCCGAGAATATCCAGGCTGTTGACGGTCACCGTGTTCACAGAGCCTGAACCGCCGCCGGTCAGCGTCATCGTCCCGACCGCAGCCACTTCCGCCGTAACCGCACCGGACGCCTTGGACACGGTGGCTAGCAACGTCCCGTTTGGAACAGCATCAGGTAGGGTGGGTTGGACACCGCTGTAGATGTCACATACACAGTCGTTCATGATGTCCTTGATGCTCCCTGTGTCGAGCATCTGATTGGTAAGGCCAGTAGATAGGCGCATGGTGAATCTCCTTAGTTATAAAGCGTTGTGACTATTTGCGGCGTACCGCTACGTATTTTCAAAAGACTCGCGCCTTCTCGTGCTACCGGCGGAATGTACCGTGCGCCAGTCTTGTCTTGTGCAATCCCACCATCGAACCCCATCATCAAACCCCGCGTCGTCATCCAGGCCACAGCACTTCCGCGTACCCCCTCTTGCCCGACAAGATCATTACGCAACACGACTTCGGTTCCGAGCACTGCGCCGTAGGGGGCGACCTTACTTGCCTGCCAAGTCGTCGGGTCGTTCCCCGCCAACCAGTAGTTTGCTGTCGCGGTTCCTACGTAAACCCCATCATTGACGGGCGCAATCGTGCGCACCTCTGAATCAAATCCCACGCTCCCGAAGCGCCGATCAACAAGACCGTACTCGTGCGGTTGCGTGTAATGCAGGAAATTCCCCGCACCGATGAGTACGCGGCCAGCAAAATACTTCAACACTTGCCCCGGCGGTGGTGGCCCCATGAATTGTGTGCGTATCGGCGCGCCCTGCACCGGCATGTCGGCCAAGGTGGCGGATGTTGTGGTGTTCGGGAGTTCCATCGTTTCGAGCGCCACGGCACCGTTGCACGTTGTGACATAGATGCGCTTGGTCGCGACTTGCGGGTCGGTTGAGACGGGCAGGGGGGCGAAGCGGATGCCCTCGTTCGCGGCAACATCGATCTCGGTGTACCCCACCGCACCGCTCTCTTCGCCAGTAGCCCGAACGTAAGTCATCACCGCAAGATAGCGGCCAGGACGTAGTGCGCCAGCGACATTGGACATGGAGAGAGCGGGCGGGGGAACGATACCCCAGGGGGCGTTCGTGGCGGATACAAGGGCACCGGTTTGAGCCCCGTCACTCCAGAATGTCGTGCCATACACGGTGGCGTAGCAGACGCGGGTTCCCACGGGAGCGATGTCAACCGTCGTCATGTCGGGCAAGAGCTGTTTAAGCATTCCGCCGATCACGACATAAGCCGAACCGCCCCCACAGAACAGGCTGTGCGCCACACCTGTGGTCAGTCGCTTCGTGCCGAGACGGCGCATGATCTTCCCCGTCTCGTCCAGGTCAACATTAACCGCTTCCGATAGATCGTCCGGCGCGAACCGCTCCAGCGAGATGTCGTTGCGCACGCCTTGGAAGGATTTGATCAGAATGGGATCGACGGGGTCAGTCATTGTGTCATCGCGTCATAGTAGCCAGTGTCGGGGGTAACGCCCTGCGGCGCGATATTCTCCAAGTCGGGCCAGTAGATGTTTGAGTACAGCACCATGCAATTCCCGTGCGGCGAACCAATACCTGCGGGAAGATCGATCGTGCGGAGGTCATCCGTCCAGTCGAGGAATGTGAAGGCTCCTGTGGCGTAGTTGTAAACGAACCGAGCCGAACCATAAATTTCAATCTGTGTCGCGCCGTAAGCGTCATCCAACGTGCGGTCCATGTCTGGATCGACGTAGTGGAACATACCGAGCGAGGCACCGTCGAGCAGGGGGGCGTAGGGCGTCAGCGTGACGACCATTTTGTCCGTCATTGCCGAGTCGTTCCATGTTTGGTTGCCGCTGCCGACGGCATACTTCGGCTTCACGGAGTTGCGGTAATCGAGGACGAATTGTGGTGTTGTCACAACAAGCGAATTAGAGAAGGTGGGGTATAACGCGCTAACATAATACCCCGACGCATAAATGAACCCGTCTACGGTAAGAACCCATCCTGGCTGACCTACTGTCGCGTCCTTATAAAATGTAGAATCAGAGTATTTCCCTTGCTGCTGCACCCCATTGACTATCGCACCTAACGGCCCGTGGCTCACGTCTTCAACAAATACTGGGTGTTCGTTGCTGTACCGAAACGGGCTATACTCCCAGTATGGATCTGCTGCGGGGCCAACATACCAATCTTGGTATTCGATCTTGCGAAATAAAAAGTCGAACCTTTCCGTGGTCATAGTCATCGTTCCGTGCAGTTCTGTGCCCCCGTCAACCTTGACTGTTTGATGAAAAACCGTTACGGACCCCCCGTCAGGTAGTATCGCAGTTTCCTCGACAACACTAACATCCGCAGTCATCACCGGGTCACGATAGGTGTTTGTACTCGTTGGAGCATTAAGCTTCAGCGCGTAATCCCAACCGTCGGGGAGAACCCCGGACTTGAGTTGCGCGAGCACCGTGTCGGAATTCTTCTTGAACCAGGCTTTGCGGCGGGAGATGGCGGGGTTAACATAGGTGCCCGCACGCACTGCGTCGTTAAGCGCATCGATCTGCGAGATGAACGCCGCCGTATCGGGGGAATAGCGACCAGACAAAAGAGTCAATTCGCCCACTGGGGGTATGAGGATGAAAAAACCTTGCGGAACCACGTAGTTACACAGCCAATCGTAATTTCTGTCCGTGTGCCCCACGCCGTTATAATAAAGCGCCCCTATGGGGCTTGTCTGCATGATCCCTTTCCACCACGGGGACGTAGGGTAAATACAGTCCTCTGGCACGGCAAACGTCAGCCGCTCAGCTGAAGTTATCGCGTTTGTGTAAAAATCTCTATTAAACATTTCCACAAACGCGGCGCCATTCCAGGCCGTCGTCCCGGCGAGAGGATTACCCGTTGCGGGATCTTGCGCCATTCGTCCCAACACCTGACCGTTCGATGCGACCGCGACGGTGTCTTGATCTAAACTCACCCCCGGCGCTACCTGCATAGTCCCAATACTCACCCCCCGATACGGAACCGGATTAGGCATCGCCTCGAACACCGTCACGCTGGGGCGCTTGACCAACACATTGACGTGCGGCCCGTTCTTCTTGAAGACGAACAGCGCTGCCCCGTTAACGGCAGCCTTGCGATACAGCGCCGGGGTGCGCTCCATCCGCTTGGCGTTGGCCGCGCCAAATATGAGGTCGTCGTCGATGACGGGAAGACCTTCTATGCTGGTTACGCTAGTCATCAGGCGTAAGCCACGTTTCGATGCGGACGCGATGCATTCGCCCGTTTGCGGTTTGAAGCATCAGGTCGCACCCCAAAGTAGTCCTCGAACTCGGCCAACGCACGAGCCGACTTGGCGGGATCGAACGTCTCGGCATCAGGCTTCTCATAGCCGCGATGAAGCGCCCATTTCACAAGATGCCTGTGATGCGCACCATTCAATTCTGGCGCCGTCACAACCGCATCGACCCCGCCCGTCATGGCGGTTACGGTGGTTGTCAGTGTCCCGGTGAGTGTCGTCGCCACTACCCAGCCGTTGTGTAGCGAGCCGGCGGTGGCAATATCTGTAATCGTGACAACCGCACCGAGCGCAGCGGCGGTATATTTATTCTGGAATAGATTGATCTGGGCCGCAACGTCGGTGGCGGTCTGACCAAGCGTTCCGTTGAACGATACCGCGCTACCCAGGATGTCCGTGCCGTTCACGGTAGCGGTAGCTACCGTGCCCCCCGTGCCCGATGCCAGTGTGACCGTGCCGGTCGCAAGCACTTCGGCAGTCGCTTCAAGCGCCATCGAAGCAATCGGAAGGCGATAACCCTCCGTTCGGATCGTGTAGTCCGTATCCGGCAACGAGTTGGTACTGAGCGTTGTGTCGTAATGGATGATCCCAGATGGACGAAATGGCAGGGTGCGCCACAACGGCATACAACCATCCATTTCGGCGGAACTGGTCAGTGCCAGCGGGTAAGGCAGCATCCCGCTCGCACCGATGAATATGAGGGAAGCGTAGTCGATTTCCAGCATCCGGGGATCGAGCGGGTACACCATCTGACGGCTCTTGATGTCGAACTGTACGAGCAGGGGGTTACTTGTCTCACGCAATAGCTGCGCACGGATGGCCGCCTCGACCTCAGCCTCATTGAACCACATCACCAATTCAGGGTCGGTGAACAGATAGGGCGCTACGTTATCGAACGCCTCGATCCTGAACTGGTTGATGAGTTGTTGAAGTGTCATGCAACACCGTATTGTTCGACCAGTTGCGTGGCGTAGGCCCGGACCGAATCGACGGTTGGGTACTGACGCTTGCTGGCGGTCATGTTGAACTTGGTCTTGATGAAATCCTGAATCTGACCGTGGCTCATATTGCGCAGATTGTCGTAGACTTCCTGCAACGGGGCATCGGGCGTCGGCCCTGCGATCAACACGGTCGCACCGGTCGGAGTGTTCTTGAGCAGAGTGCGCAGCGCATCGTAGAACTTGAACTGCGGATCGGCCTCGTCGGTCGCCGTCGTCAGGATCTCGGCGTAGGCCGTCTCGTGCCCCATGATGGCGTGCAACGCTTCGGTCAGTCGCCCAAGGCATTCGCTGGGCGCACCGAGATCCGCCTTGGCATACACGTCAGCATGACGCAACATGCGCTTGGCCACATCGTCAGGTACGTTCTTGCATTCTTGCGGAGCCCACAGGCCCGTGCCGTATTGCACATCGACAGAGTGGGGTTCGCGTGGGGAGATACATTGGATCATCATGATTATCTGGCCCTCATTCCAGGCATTGAGTATGCAGCTTCACTCTTCTCTTGCGCCGGCGTCTCGCCTGCTTCTTCCGCAGCGTCTTCGTGCGTCAGGTCCATGTGCGTGAGTTGGAGCGTGATGCTGGTCTTGCTCGTCGCATGGACGTTCGCAACGGCCATGACGTGGTATTCGTCGCCAACGGCGGGCGGGGTGCTGATACCGAGTTTCTTCATCGCGACCTGATCGAGCGTGATGCTGGTGCCGTAACCGTAGTCTGCACCGGGACTCGGCGACTCTTGCGTCTTCAGGTCGGCGGACGACCGCTTCATATGGGTCATACCTTTTTTACTGATCATTGCTGCTCTCCTTCTACAGATGGGGCGACCGGTACGCTGGCCGCCCCGCCCGATTAGTTGCCGCCCGTCAGAACACCCAGCACGGACACGTCCAACACCGCGGTCGTGGTTTGTGCAGCGCCAGCCATGGTCAGGATCAGATACGCGTCCTTCTGCAAGGTGATCGGCGCCTTGATGCCGGTCTTGCGGATGATGGCGGTAGATGCCAGCGAGGTCGAGCCGGCGATCAGGTATGCAGCGTCCTGAGCGTTCGGCGAGGCCAGATCGACACCATCCACGTACTGGATGCCCAGCGAACAGGTGGTCGAACCGGCAAACGCGACCGACACGGTGGCGATGCAGTCATCGATGCGGAACCCCTTGGGCAAGACACCCAGGCGGATCACATCGGTACTGCCGATCGCCGTGGTCAGGTCGGTTTTGGTGGCGATACCGGAAGCGTCGGTGGTCAGGTTGAAGTCCAGTTGCGAGCGGTTTCCAAACGGGGTGCCGCCGAACTGGTGCGAAGAGTTCATGTAGTTCGTGTTTACTGTGGTCATGCTGTTCTCCTAAAGTATTCGAGGGGAGGGGGCCGAAACCCCCTGCCGTGTCGGTTATACGCCCACCAACTGCACGGCACAATCTATCGATACGGCCCCGAAGTCGGTGTACTGACTGGAAGTGCCGAAGTCCTGCAAGAACTGGATCTTCGACATGCCGTTCACCAAACCGACCAGAACTTCCAGTCGGCTCTTGTGGTCCATCAGCTCTTCGGAGTACATCACCGATTGACCGTCGATCTCTTCGCCAGCGGAGGTCAGCATCTTGGCTTTGCCGAGCGCCTGACCCAGAGCTTGCGAACCGAGCAGGATCGCACGATCCACTGCGTAGGTCGTGCCAAACCCGGCTGGAACCAAGTCGGTCGTCGTCTCGGTTTGGCTCGTTGCGGAAGCGCAGTGATTGATCGGGTTGCCGGCGTAGAAACGGATCGGCTTGGGCATTTTGACGATCAGAATACCGCGCCACAAACCAGCATCGCCCAACATCAATGGGTTCTTGTTGGCTGCGGAAGCGCGGGCCATCGAGTTTGCCTGCCATGTGCGGAACAGTGGGCTGCGCAAGAAGGCGTTGTACTGCTCGTTGGAAACCAACAGGACGCGCAGGGGGCTATCGCCGGCCAGCTCGTCACCGTCGAACTTGACGGCGCCGGGGGCGAACGGAGTGCCGTCGAGCCAGGTTGCCAGCGAGTCAACCAAATCGGTAGACATGGTGTCGGTGGTCTGGATCGACACGGCATTTGCCGAAGCGGCGAACTTGGCGATATTACCGCCCGAAGCCATGAAGTGACGGTTATTGGATGGGGCACGAACCGTGTTGATCATGACCGAAGCGAACTGTGCGTCGGAAGCCAACGGTACGGCCCATTCGCCGTTGGTTTGGAAACCGCGAGCGCCGGCCAGATGAACCAGCGTGCGTTGGTCCTCCAGACGAGCCATGTACCCGTAAGCGCCAGCACGAGCCATACCGAGCAGTTCGTGCACGGTGCGTTGTTGGGACATCTGGCTGCCAGCGGAAACCGGTTTGCGGGTCACGTTGATGTGCAGGCCGTCTTGCGAGAAAGTCATCGCATCGCCCATGCCCTGAGCGTAAGCGTCACCCATGATCGGGGTGCCCATCACCGGGTTTACCAGATCGAAGGTGATGCGGTCGCCGGCCACCTTGGTCAAATCCTTGTTACGGACAATCGGGTAGTCGGTGGAAGTTTGCATCTTCGCTTTGCTCTGGGCATCGGCGTCGGTCGGAAAACTACCGGCGAGACGATTCAGAATGGTGCGGCGTTGCATGGTGGCATAGAACAGACCGACGGATTGTTTGACAATCGCCAGGGGTGAACCAAGTGGTAGTATTGTTGCGCTCATGGTGATGCTCCTTCTATTGGGAATGTGGCGTCGTCTCGACGCGACGGTACGTTACAACGATCTCAGGATTGCCTCCGGTGTCATGTTGGCGAACTTCCTTGACCAACCATCAGCGGTGGTCGGTTCCTCGATGGTGTGCGCGACTTGCGACGCGGGCACATCAGTCAGGCTCTTGAGTTTCGGGGCTTTCGCCTTGGATATTGCGGCATCGGCGGCTGCCTTGATTTCGGCATCCGATTTAGCTGGCACGGGGGCCGGTGCAGCGTGCGCGGCTTTGTACTGATCAAACAGTTCGACCACCTCCTTTGCAGAACCGGCTTCAATGACGTGCGTCGCACCGGACTTGGCGTAACCAGGTAAGGTGTCGATCCATTTATCAATCGAACCGTTCTTCATCAGTTCGCGGAAATCGGGATGTGCGTCGGTAATCACGGAGAAATGCGCTTCGTACGCTGAGTCTTCTGCGGATTTCTGGATCGGGGCGAGTGCTTCGTTGAACTGCTTGGTCAATTCGGCGGTCTTCAGACTCACGCCAGCTTCGATCATTTTCTGCAACGCAGGGACTAGCGTTTCAGCGAGTTCGGGGTAATCTTTCTTCAGGCCGGCGAGTACGTCTTCTTGGGCTTCCGTGGTTTGAGTGCCGGTTGCGGCGTCCTCGACCTTGGCGGCCTTAAGGTTGGTGATCAGATCGGCTTGGGTGGCAGAGAGTGTTTCGAGTTGCTCCACTTTCGCCCGACTTGCTTCAAGTTCGGGATCGACGGTGGGTTCCGTAACGATCGGATCGGGTTCGACAACCGTCTTAACAACCGGGTCGGCTTCGACCACAGGGGTTTCGGGATTGTATTCGACCAGTTCGCCACGACCGAGTAAATGTAATTGCTCAGTCGTCAGCGAGTCATACGCATCGGCGTTGTTCAAGAACCACTCAAAATCATGGCCTGTGTTATCGGACATGGTGAAACTCCTTTTTATTGCTAGGATGGACGCCATCTCGGCGTGTATTGCTTATATACCACAGGGCGAACCCCGTGGCAATCGTTTTAGAACGGGCCGAGGTTACCCCAGATCAGGGAAATCGTACCATTCACCAGAATCGCATCGTTTCCGCCAGACCCGGCATCCGCCACTGCGAAGTTCAGGAACGCTTTTTTCGCTGTACCAGAGCCGTCCCATTGTGCGGCGGCGGTCGAGATGCCCTTGAATGTGCTGGCACCGGCGGTGAACGTACATGCGGTCGATGCGATGATGTCCGCTTCAGTGCTGGTCAGGGTCGCATCGGCGCCAGCGGTTGCGGTTCCGATCGCAGACACGATGGCGGCGGTGGTGGTCAGGCCAGTTCCGACACGAGCCAGCGTCAGATTGGTAGTAGCGCCAAGCAAGGACAGTACGCCGAGCGGGAAGTCGTAAATTTCCAGACCACCGTATGCCCCAGCGGTCGTCGCATCGGTCGTGGCGACAGACACATTGGTCAGCGTCAAGATCGTCTTGTTCAGACCAGGCGACGTGTCGGAGTCAGTAACCCCGGCGGTAATCGCAGCGGCGGGAACGGTGCCGGGTGCCGAATAGTTGAAGATCGTCGGGCCGGCCAGCACGGTAAACGTGTCGGTGTGGCCCGTGTATAAGTTGATGACCGCATCCCCTACGGTGTCAACCTGGCCGATGGCCCAATTGTTCGAGGACTGCGTGACGGACAGTTCCATCAGATTTTTGGGCATTGTCAGCACTTTCCCGCTGATATTCTTAACGAGGTAACTCATCTTGATTCTCCTTTATTTAAAACTGCGTTGGCCTTGCGGTCGATCTCTGCCTTAGATGCGGGGGAGAGATTACCCGCTGCGACTTGCTGGGTTGCGCGCGACTTGGCATTCGCAGCATGACTGGCGTCTGGCATTGGGTACTTGCCGGTGCCAGTGCGCTTGTCGTACACGCCGAAATTACCGGGCGCGATCCGGTTTCGCTGTGCGGCGGTCAATTTGCTCACAGCCCAGCCTCGATCACAGTGGCGGTAGTCACGCTGTTCCAGATGCGAACCGCTTGAACAGCTCGCGTCTCGCCTGCCGTGAATGCCAGAGTTGCAACGCTACCGTCGAGACAGGTCACTTTGACGACACCGGCACCGCCGCAGCGGATGAACCGGCACGGGGCGGCCAGGTTTACTGTGTCACTCTTGGTGAGCGTCGAGTCGGCGGTGGTGATGAATCCTACAGGCGGGTCATTCCTCATTATTGCTGTCCTCCTTCAATGCCGCGACCTGCACCGAGTGCCGGCGATGGTGGTCTTGGCGGGTAATTCGGGTGAGTATTGGGTGCGGGCGGGATGGGGTTGGTGCCCTGCGGCACACCTTGCGGCAGCGCACTCTCAATGTCGGGGTTCACGCCGTTCGGAGTGGGGGGAATATACCCGGCACCTTTGAGTATTTCATCACCGACCGGCGCCAGTTCTGGCGATGCGATGATTAAACCGCCGGCCTCCATCGCTTGATATGCCCCCAACGTTCCAACAGATACTGCATCGGCGTTGAGTTTCTTGATCTGCGCTTGCTTCAACTGGCCATCTTGGATCAATTGTTGCGCCTTGTGCTCTACGCCGGCCTTCAGCAACGCGGCTTGCACGGCTTCATCCTGCTGTTGCTGGATCTGCTCGGGCGTCGGTTGCGTCATCGCTTCACGCAGGGCTTTGATGGCTTCGGCCTTTTGTGGGACATCCATGAGCGACAGGAGTTGTGGCGCCAGCACCGTCTGGAACTTCTCAGGCATGGACTTGTACGCTTCGCTCATGCTAGTCAACTGCTGGCCACGGTAGGACGGCGAATTTGGTACGTCTTCCAGCGTCACCTTGAGCATCGTGCGGCTCACGTCGTTGGTCAAGTAACCGTCAGGATGAGGTACGTTGAGCGAAACCTGACGTGGAGCGGCACTTACGGTGCCCGGCAGGGTGACGGTAGCGGGGTTGTCGGCCAGGTCTTCCACGATCAGCGACAGCAGCAGTTCGCCCACTTCGTTGCGTGAATCCTGGAAATTATCGAACAATTCGCCCAATCCGAGGGAGGATTGTTCGACCAGACCGGAGTTTGCCACGGCGGAACGGGCTTGAGTCGCTTCACCCATGTACGAACTGTTGATCGAACTGACGCGTTTGATCCCTTCGCGGCAATCATTAAGCAGGTTGTTTTGCTGGTCGGTGAGCTGGAAATCGCGGTCAACCTTGAATATGTGACCTTTCGCCGTGAAATCACGGGTGAGGATGATGTCCGCATCAGATCGGGCCACTTCGCGTCGAATAGTGGCATCGTCGTCAAGGCAGGCGCCCTCGGTACGTGTCGTTATGGCCGAGGATATGCCCCACCGCAGCTTGCTTATCGTGGCGTTGAGGGCATCCTGCAAATAAATCCATCCACGGGCTAGGCCATACGGGACACCGGTACGATCTTCGCGCCGATACCAGAACGGGACGTAAGGGAAACGGTTGTGTTTGTAGGGGCAGGGCTCATCGCTCAACTTATGAGGGCCAAGCCACCACGACAGGAATACCTTGCTGGTGACAGCGTACTCGGTCGTGACCAAACCATTGCTGATCGCCATGGCGTGAACCACGGACGACGGATCGTGCTCGACCACTCGACCGTCGGGGCTGCGTAAGACCAGCACTTTAGACCAGACTCGATACCAAACTTCGAACAATGCGACTCGTTTGTTAGCGATGTCGCGCCATTCCTGTTCTTCAATGGACGACCCGCGCTCGCTCTGGTAGGACGCGGCCATCATGGGGTATGAACCGTGCGTATCCCCTGGTAGCGGCGTAGTCACCGCACCGTAGGCGCTTCCGCTGATGCCCTCGCTGATTGACATGTGCAAACCGGTGGAATGGCCGCCGTCGGGCGTGAATTGATCAGAACTCATCCACCGGTTTGTCGATGCCTTCTCGATCAATTCGGCGTGTTCAGGGAAAAGCAGCAGGCATTGGGCTTTATCCGTCCATCTGCGCCGGATAAGGTAGCGATGATCGCTCATCGACGGATCACGCGTTCCCTTCCAGTCGTACCAAATCTCGTTGCGGTGGGTATCCACTGCGCGGTACGGGTACTTGAACGGATCGGGGTTGCGGGTTACTTCGACCCAACCTACGCCTACCCCAGCTTGGGGGCGAAACGCATTGGAACACGCCTTGTCAGCCTTAGAGTGGCGTTCCGCTTCGTTGAGTTTGACATTAATCGCTTCGGCCACCTCGTCGTCGGCCACGTCAGAGGTCGGAACGACACGCCAGTTGCGACGGAGCTTTGCTTCGGTCCCAGAGACATAAGCGAGGGATGAAGTCATGAGGTTTTCTATTGCAGGAGGGATGCCGATTTCTTTTTGTTTCTGGAGGATTTCAGAATCAAGCTGGTTCCCGTCGAGGTAGTCCGAGCAGCGATCCGCTTCGGTGCGCCACTTCGGCTGGTTCTTTACTTCGATGTGGAACGCTTCGAATTGAGCGAGCGTCAATCCCTGGCCAGTGTCGGCCTGCTCATCGGTATTGCCGTCCTCGATCGTTACATCTTCATTCATGCTGTCATCCCGACAGTATCGTTAGCTCGGCAACATACACTATGTTGAATCTGTACGCAAGTGGTGCTACTCCTCTCGGTCAATCACCTCATCCAATCGCGCCAGATCCTCGACGGTGAACTCGCCCGATGTCTCAAATTTGCACGACACGCACAGACCGAACTTGTTGATGTGGTCGGCAGGCACGGGGGTCTTGCAACCGGGGCATTCCTTCCGTCCGAAGATGCGATCCCATCCCGAGTCGTAGTTGCTCACTGCGGCGAGGTCGCTCGCCTTGTTGAATATGGGCTTACCCGTTATGTCGTTGCGGCTGGCACTCATGGTGCGGTTCTCCTATCGGTCACAAGCGCCAGTCTGGAGGCGGACGACCCGACCCCGACCGACCCTGGCGCGTTGACCCCGCCATTGTAACATCACCTGCGGCTTTAGCCTGTGCCCAGGTACGAAAAGCGTCAGCTCCTTCTGTGGCGTCATTGCTTTTGTCGGGTTCATCAGACCAACCCCCCGCCCGATTGCGCTTTTTCTTGTAGGTGTCTAGGCGGGAGATGCCCAATGCGCATCGTTCGACATCGAAATACGCGGACTTGAATTGGTCCCATACGAGTTGGATGCCCTGCACCAACGTCGTTATTTTGGCCACTATCTCGAACCTGTGGTTGGGCAGTAGTCGCTGCATTATCTCTGCGATAGATTCGTTCTTGTCGTTCTGCCGCTTATGAGACGCATCGTGCGGCAGAAAATGCTTGTTGTAAATATACCCCTTGTTTTGCAACATTACCGCGATGGTCGCCAATTGCGTGTCGTCCTTGCCGTGCGCTTCAAAGTAATCAATAAACCGATCCTCCACGCCTATCTGTTGCAGGAACCAGATCGCGGTTCCATCGCTTTGGCCGACGTCCCAGAACGTATTAACGGGCATATCGAGCACGGGCATACGGCAGATACGACCTTGCTTCCGGGCGATTGCCATCTGCTTACGATGGAAGTTTCCCTCATTACTGACGAAAAATGGTTCGTTAGGTGTACTCGGGTATTGGGAGTACATCTTCTCTTCTTGCTGACCCTGAAAGGACCCTTCCAAAGTGGCCGCGTACCATGCGCGCTTACGGGGCGGTAAAACACACCCCATCTCTTTCTCAACATCATCGAAATACCGCGCTAGTTCTGGCGGAATAACAACGCCGACCGGGTTCATCTCGTACTCAGTGGCGGTCCACCATGCACTGAAATGGAATTTGAAATCTTTAGCATTAAGCGCGCGACCTTCTTGGCGCAGCTTCTCCGCCGCGATCACTCGTTCGTAATAGTCCCCTTCCGCACCCTCACCGGTAGACTCAATCACAAGGATGCCGTTGTCAGGCACGGTGGGGATTGTGCCTATAACGATCTCATTCGCTTTTTCCGGCGCTTTTGCGCAGATTTTTCCGTACTCCGAGATGAGTAGCCGGTGCAAGGTGGCAGATGCGAACGATGTGGCTACGCGAATACCGCTGTCTTCTTGGCCCGTCCCCCCCGTGCTAGTGTGGGCGAACACCAACTCGTTGGTGTTGCTCGACCTGACGGGAAACATCCTCTTAAACTCGGGGTCGAGGTTGTCATAGGCGAATTTTACTTTGTCACGGAAGAATGCCGTGGCGCTTGGGTCATCCTGGGCGACGATACCACATCGGACGTTGTGATTGAATAGCGCGAAATCCAACCACATGATGCAAAACAGGGTAGTGAATCCCCGCTGCCGGTCCTTAAGGATGATGTTGCGGTAGTGCATTTCCCGGACGAACTCGCGCTGCGCATCGTTACCAACGAACGGTACAACCCCGGCAGGGTTGTTCTCAACGTCCTTGATCATGATCTTGTACATGCCTGAGTCGAGCACGCGCCACATGGCGTCATGTCCGTTACGTGCCCAGGCTTCTGCTTCGGTTGGTGTCATGACTTCAACCAGAGTACGACGGCCAGAATCAAGCAATATATCGCCGAAACGCGAAACGTGCAGCGTAGTATGTATCTAGCCTCGTCGGCTCGCTCTTGCGGTGTCATGTGTTACCGCTACGATCTGCGGGGTTCAAAGCGGCGCGTAACTGCGCTTCGAACATGCTTTTTTGTATCTCAACGTCCGTGCGATACGCATCACTGCGTCTGATCTGGAGCTCCAACCGGGCTAGGCTGTTCCAGCATGCGTGGGCTGCGTGCCGCAACCCCGTATCCGGGTCATTCTGTTCGCCCGTGCTCTCTGCGAGCAAATGGCGGAACAGTGCGTCAGTGTATCGTTGCTCACCGTCTGGCACTTCCATCCATCCGTTGTCGCTGTACTTTCCGGCGCCATACGTGCCGACCTTGCCCACCTCCTGTAATGCGCGACTGAACCCCCCTAGCACCAGACCGAGGCGGTTCTTGCCGGCGTCCAGTTTGGCACCCGGTTCGTGTGGGCTGCGGCCTGTTGGATCGGCTTCTGTGGGCGTCATGTCGTACTTACGAGCATCGCGCAAGGCACAGGCGGCTTCATATCGTGGGTCGTCGGTACTCACGGCTTGCCCTCCACCGCCTGCCGCGCACGTCTCGCTTCGATCTTGCGCTGCTTCCATTCCTTCTGGTACTCGATCCGGCGGGGCGTGAGGTGCTTATCCTTCAACGCGATGAACTCGGCGATCACCTCGGGCGGGTAATCCACTCCAAGTACCAGACGGCGCCAACCCGAGGGGGTCGGTGCGACCGGCACACCGATCAGCGTGTATTGTTTGAACGAGTAGCCGCCGAGCGATGAGCGCGCTTCGGCGAGGTCTTCCTTGGTCAGTATCATGTGCGGTTACGCCAGACGTAGTTGGTTATTGCGATACCGAAGCCGAACATGCTGATCGACGCAACGCACCCGAACACGAGGAGGTCGGCGGCCACGCTGTTTTGCACAGTGAAGATGGGTGGGAACATGGCCCACAGACCAAACACCCCGGCAAACCCGAGCATCAGACCACCGAGCAATAGTGCGGCGTTGCGTATCATGTGGGCACTCCTTCGGCCTGTGCGGCCCTCCACGCCACCTCACACTCAGCGAACCGCAGCAATTCCCAGATGCGGTTCAACGCATCGGTGTATGCCAATCCCTGCGCGCTCTCCGAGTCGGGGCAACTCGACTCACCTCGGACGACATGCCCGTTGTCCAGCGTGACGATGCACATCATGCCACCGAACGAGTCAGGCACATACCATTGCGCCGACTTGATGCGTGACTCGACCAGCGACGGTGTGAGTATCGAGGCGGCTCGTGCGTCACTGGCAATGGCTTGTTCAGCGGGGGTTATGCCGCGTTCAACCGCGTCGGGTATGGTGCGCTGACGTGGCAACTCGACCACACGGCCCTCCTTCTCGGCCTTCCCGACCAGGGCGGCCAGTGCGGCCTCGTTGCCCATCACGCTGCGTCCCACGTTACGCCCCCAGCAACGCGCGGATACGGGCAATAGCGGAGCGCACGTCGTCAGCGACGGCGGACTCCCAACCAGCAGCCTGGGCCTCCAACTCAGCCAGCACAGTCAGGTGGGGTTGGATGGCGTCGAGTGAGGCCTGATCCGCAGCGAGTTGGGTATTTGCTGCGTCGAGCGCGGCTACGGCGTTGGCAACTGCTGTTTGGTCGGCTGCGATGCTATCGGTCAGTGTGGTCATTGCGCTGCTCCTTGGTTGGTTATGCTACATGTGAGACGCATGGTACGCACGTAGCGGGATTGGTGTCAATACCCCCTCCCATTCCTAACATCCGATAACTTTTCCCATTCCCAAAATTTGTGGCGTATGGGCGGACGGTTGCAATAGATAATTCGACACGTCTGATCCGCAACACCCCCCCCCTCGTATCGGACGAACCATCTTGACTCGATTGATCAGCCTGGCGCTGGATGCGCTGGATGCGCTGGATGCGCTGGGTGCGCTGGGTGCGCTGGATGCGCTGGGTGCGCTGGGTGCGCTGGGTGCGCTACGTATCGGACGACTCGACCGCCTCGAACTCACCCTCAATGGCTGGGAGTGGTGCGCATGTAGCGATTGGGATCGTTGATCCGCTTGCTGCGATGCGTTGGATCATGTCGGAGAGGGGGCTTGCATCGACTGTGACATCGAGCCGGCTGTTACGCTCGCTCAATCGCTGCGATAGCAGGCCGGCGGTACGCATGAGGGCATCGTGCTTATATTTCATCAGGGCCACGGACGCCGGGTCGATGCGATCCCCATAGATGCCATTGGCGATCATTGATGGCTCAGCATGGATCATAGCGATAGACAGATCATGCAATCGTTGCGCCTTGACCTCTAGGGCGCGGTTGTATCGGTCGGCGTCGGACGTGAGGCGGCAATAAACCGTATCGTGCGACACACCGAACGCTGCCGCGATTTGATCCAGCGAACCGCTAACCGGGTCGGAGTACATATCGAGCAG